TTTGATGCGTTTGTGTTATTTGCATCGTCTTCTAACCATGTTGGTACTGAAGCTAATGCGTCTGTTTTTCCCCAAAGTGCCATTTGTTTTCTCCTTGATGAGGGTTTGTATTATTCTTATTTATTCTTTATGCAGTCGCTGGTTTATTTGAACTTAAATCTGAGATTTTTTTATCTAGATCACTAGCTCTTTTCTTCATATCAGAAATACGTTTTTTACGTTTATACTCAGCTTCTTTTTTCCTAGCTTCTTTTTCAGCTCTATTACCCGCAGCATCTTGTCTAGCAGCTTTAGTGCCACGGATATTGCCTTGCTTATTAACAACAGCTTTCTTAGCCATGCGAGCTGCGCCTACAACTGCTTTTGCGCCAAGCTTGAATGCACCGCCAACTGCTTTACCAATAATTTCATTGATTTCTTCTTCGGTTAACTCAGCAAGTTGATCTGCATTTACATTTTCGCTTAAAGCGTATTGACGTAGAATCTCAGCAATATCTGCTTCTGTGATTTCTACTTCTTCGCGGATACCATTTTTCTTTTTGTACTTGTCGTATTTACCAGTTGGATCAATACCACGTTTACGAGCTTTTGCATCCGCTTTATCTGTATCTAGCATGTGCTTAGCGTAACCCATTTTAGCCATCTTTGGATCTTGTTTTTCATGTTCAGCGTTACGCTGTGCAGCACGCTTGTCTCTGATCTTTGAGAAGTTTTTCATACCAATCATATGATCTTTAGATGTGTACTTTCCACCAAACATTCCAGTTTTTGCTTCATCTAGCTCAGTTTCTTCACCTCTTAATTTTTTAAAGGTTTTCTTAATGGCATTTTTATCCGCCATCTTCATACCTTTTTCACGCTTTGCCATTGTTTTCAATTCAGGCGAATGATCTGCACGTTTACCGTCTTTATCTTTACCACGAAGAATCTTAGCAGCAGCAGAATTAGCAGCACGATCTTTACTATATTTGGCTTTTGCTTTATAACTATCCATTGCCTTTGGAGTATCAAGAACTTCATCTAATTCTACTTCTTCTCCACGTATTTTTGCAAGTGAACGTTGTGTAGAAGTCATTTGGCGAACAGGCTTCTTGCGACCAGTAGGAGTGCGGCCCATAGCTGCATCGTGAGCTCTATTCTTTTCACGTTCTTTCTTCAGCCAATCACCTTTCATCTTTGGTGCTGCTTCATCAAGTTCGACTTCTTCAATGTGGTTTTTAAAGCTTTTCATTAGATTACCCGTTTATTGTTTATTTCTATTTATTTAGTTATCTACCTTAGCACCACTACGCCATTGATAGCACGACCAGTACTTAGCTTTCCATTTAGGACCTGGATTATCGCAGCCGTGACGAGCTCTAAATGAAGCTCTACGCTTTGGATCGTCACGTTTGATTTCCATATTTGGATCACCAAAACGAACTACAACAACATTACCTTTATCGTTCTTTACGTAGACTTTAAATTTTTTACCAGAAACCTCTGATGTACGAATAGGGTCATTAAGCTTAACTTTCTTACCTTCGTATTCAGCTGCTTCAACAACTAGATCTTCGTATAAATCGCATTCTTCGCAAATAGCATCAATACGATTTTCTGTGTATTTACTAAACTTATCCACCGAACTCGTGCCCCGCTACTCGTTTCATTTGCTTGTTAAACTCTGCCTGTGATGGTTTTTCTTTATAAAGCTTAATAGAAATATCAGGACGATCTTTACCTTTAATGCGCCAATTATGACCTTTTTCTTTATGCTCAGGCTTTGTAGTTTTTACAACTCTACGCTTATAGCCAGCTTCCCAAGTTTCAGAACCTTCCTTCATATCTTCTTCGTCTTCGTCTTCATCCTCAGGAGAACCTTCCATTACAGCATATAAATCTTTTGCTTTTTCATGGAATGCACTAACTTTGTTTTGCATCCACTCAGGAAAGTCTTCGCCTTTTTCAATATACTCAACCAATTCTTCAGCGACATCCATAATAAACTTGGCCTGGCGCATTGCCATTCCTTGTTCATCAGGTGATGGCGGCTCTTTTTCTTTTTCTTGTAATTGATCTACAAAATCTCTAAAGTTTTTCATTTCATTAGCTTCTTTATTGTTGTTAATGCTTTCTTACCATCGGGGTGGTTAGGGTTAATACTTACTTCATCTCCATTTACGAAGTCGGATATATTAGCCGACTTACCAAGAGCAGCAATTGCTTTATGTAGTGGATCTTTCGGATCATACTTACGTTCAAATCCAGGCTTACCTCTCAGTTCTACCCAAGTCTTATCGCCTTTTTCCCACATCTTAAGCACGTCTTGATCCTTACCACGAATCAGCTTGAGCTTAACACCTTCAGCAATATATTGCTTTAGACTTAGCAATTTGGTGTATCCTTCTTGAATCTCTTTACAAGCTTGATTGTACCTTCATCACCTGCTCCACCTTCTTCATTCTTTTTAGAACCACGAACCTTAGCAGCTAAGTCAGCATCAGCTTTACCCCATGTACCAGATGATTTAGTAACAAATGAGTTAACACGAGCGTGGCCCCACTGTTCTGGAGTTGTACCAGGACGATGGCCCGATTTCCAAGCTGCTACACCGCGATTATAAACTTTACGAAGGATACCCATTGGCATACCTGTTTTCTCAGCTTTTTTCTTTAGTGATGCTGTTGGATCTTCGTTTAGGTCTAAAGCTAAATCTTCGGTCAATGACATCAAGCTTTCAAGATTTAAATCTTCATTTTTCTTATACATCTTAAAGCGTTTGTCAAATTTAACTTTACCATTTTGGTCCATCAACATATGAGGGCGTTTCTTTAAAGTATACTTGCCCCATAGTCCTTCATTTATCTCAGTTCCATCACCTTCACACATGCAAGGTTCACAGTGGCAGTTACCGCACACCCACTCTTCAGATTCACCATACATTTTCTTATAGTTTTTAGTGTGTTGCGAAACTCTAGTCTTTACTCGCTTACCATCTTTAAAGTCACCTGGAGCTGGTTTATAATTAGAATCTTTATCTGCTCCATCTCCTGGCTTCTCAGCATGCCTTTTGAAGTGTGCTTCACGATCGTCTTTCTTGTCCTTTGGAACACCTTTATAATAGTTTTCCATAAACATTTCAAAACGAGAATTTAAATCAACGTCTTCTGTTTTAGACATTAGAGCATGTTTTCTAGCTCTTTCTTTTTCTTTTACTTTTGGAAGAAGTTTTCTAGCAATTGTTTCAATTCTTTTCTTAGAAACTTTTTCAATACGCTTATCGATCTGCTGTTTCTCACCGGCAGACATTTCGGCATAACGTCTATTCTTTGCGAATTTTGTTTTAAGAAGATTAATAGCAGCTTTGCGCGCACGTTTCTTTAACGTTTCCATGTTAGCGGTTTTACGCTTAGCTCTTTCTCTGCCTCTAGCCATTTTATGACGATTCTTTTTCATAGCAATAGCTAGTTTGCGACGTTGCTGTCTGTCAAGAACTCTTTCTTCTAAAGGTTCCATATCGTCAATGTGAATTTCTTCTGACTCTGACATATTCATACCTTTTCGTACTAGCGCTGCTATTTCTTCAGCATCTCCTTGAATCTTTTTAGGTAAGTTAGCTACAAACTTTTTCATATCAGTCGCAGCGTAACCTCTCATTTTAGTTCCAGAAATACCGGAAACATCATCTGCTTCTTCATCTCTCTGGCCTGCTGATACTACTTTAATTTCATCAAACTTATATTCTTTTCCGTTATACTTGTTTAAAGTATCATTAAATTCTTTTACTCTATCAGAGCCAGCGACAAGAACAACTCTATTAAAACGTTTTTCTAATTGTTTCATTAATTGAAAAATTGTTTTAGCATTTGATTTTTTAACTACTGGGCCAAAAGCTCTTTGAGCGAAGTTAAGTTTATCTTCATAAGTAAGAGGATTCTTTTTCTTATCCACGGAATGCGTAAGGAATATATGTGGCATACCTTTTTCAGCTTTTGCAACTGAAAGAACTTTTTTTACGAGCTTTTCATGACCAGCTGTCATAGGATTCATTCTACCCCAAGAAACAACAGCAGTCCCTTTTGCAGCTTCATCTAAAGTCGGTTCTGTATCAATAAACTTAGAGGAATCAAACTCTTTAGTTTTATTTTTTTTCTTTTTATCTTCTGGCTCAGCCATAATGAATTTTCCTGAGATTAATGTGTATATACTATTGCTTTATTTATAATTTTATTGAAAAGAAGGTATAAATTCGTAGTTTCTATGAGCAGATCCACCCCAAATAGTAGATTCTCGTAGCCACCCCATCGCTGGAGTTGGAGAAGCTATAGCAAGTGGAATAGATGTTCTACGTTGCCCTCTAATAAAATAGTCATTATCAACGGCACTTCTTATACCTTTTTCTTCTATTTCTTGAATTAGTTTTTGAGCTGTCTTTTTTGTCATAGCATAAGCGTGAGCTCCTTCATGACCATTGATATCTATGATCTCTTTGGGAGGGCCAGCTTTAACATGATCGTATTGTTGTGGGTTTGTTAACTTATAACCTAGCACTACTATTTTATCATCTGGAATATCTATGTCAACTGGATGTAACATAATAGCATCATGTTCTAAAACAACAGCAGCTTCGTCTGTGCCTTCTGCTATGGTTTTCCATATATGAAAGTGTCCAGCTGTACAGCACATAGCCTTTTGAGATGCACTAGGTTTTTCAATATACATGTAATCCTCGGTAGGAAGATTTTTAATGCCGGTTTGTTTAAAGGCCATCTTTCCAGTCATATTTTGATAACCTAAAAACTGGGTAACATTCAAACCTACTTTGGTGCAAGACCTAGTACACGCCTTAGCATATTCTTCTGAAATAGGATTTGCAATTTTTAAAATATAAGCTCTTGTTGGTTTAGACATGTTCTAACCTTTTGTTTCTATATACTTCAAAATCTTTATAAAAATGGTTTCTTATTTTAGTTAAAGATTCTTCATCAAACGTAATTTCTTCTTCTCGGTTTTTTCTAAAATTAGCTTTATGACTTCCTAGAGGAAATCCAGGAACAATCTTTAAATCTTTCATAAATGCAGATAGTCTTTCTGATAATTTTTCATATAACCAGAAATCTCCTACGAGTTCTCCATTTAATTTCAAGAAATCTGTTTGAACCAAAGCTGAGTTTGGCTCGCCTTTAAAGTACCCGTTTGGTGCCCAAGACTTGTAATCGGCTAGTGTAAGCTTTCTTCCTCTACCTTTCCATTTTCCATAAAAGTAAAAGAAACTTCTTTGTCTATCTAATGGTTCCCTAAGAACACTGAAAACTTTGTATGTTTTAGCTTGATGTTCTGTTATAATACCTTCGTTTACCAGCTCTTGAATAGTAAAATGATAAAACTTATAGTTGCTTTTATATTTGTTTATAATCTTTGCATCAAGTGTTCCAGGAATTTTTGAGTCTTCTATTGGAGTATATATTGCGTTAGGATCTGGAATGTTGCGAATAAAGAATTCAGATAACGAAGAACTTGCAGTTTTTGGAGTACGTAAAAATATAAATTTATATTTGTGAGAAATATACATTAAACACCTCGTTCATATGCTATACTGTTTGCGTGACCTGTTGATCCCCATTTGTGATCTGCATAAACTTTGTCAGGTCCATCATATCTTTTCGCTCCTCCGATATAAAAGAGTGGAATAAAATAGTGAGAAGGCCAAATTCTTAATTTGTGTTTCCAATTTGGAACATGTCTTGATAAGAATAAATTACCTGTAGATCTAAACGGCTCTGGTGATAATTGCTCAGGTCTTACTTCATGCAAAGTATCTATAATATGTTTGACGAATTCATTGCCAGGATTACACGCCATAATTGGCTGAATATTATGACCTCTTCCTCTTTCATTTTCAAAACAGGAATAAGCAAAATCTTTAGGAGCATCAAATAACTCTTCAGTATTTTCTAAACAAGTCATATCAGCTTCAGGCCAGAAACCACCTCTCTCATAAAGAAGTTCGTATCTAATTAAATCAGATACTCCTGGCCATTTGCCTAGTTGATAATACCTATCAATAAGATGTTGGTTGTGCCATTTACGAGCTTTAAGCATGTCGTCTGTGAAAATAGAGTATTCCCAATCAGGATGCTTGTCTCGCCAAGTGTGCATCCACTTAAGCGGTGCTGGTTTTGGGCCGATCCAAATTTGAGTTAACTTCTTTTCGATGTTCATTTTTGAATCCACCAAATGAAATCTTCTTCTACATTCCAAGAGTTTGGTCCATAAAATTCAGTTACTGCTTTTTGCACTGTTGGAAAATGAATATCGTGGCCAAATACGATACCACCTTCGCGTACCTTACTATCCCAAGCTTTAATGTCTCTTAAACAGCCTTCGTACCCGTGATCGGCGTCAATAAAAATAAAATCTAAAGATCCATCTTCAACTGTTTTAGCTGCTTCTGTAGTATAATCTTTAATGATTTTAGTTCTATTTGGAAATTGGCTGCTGAATCTTAGCATTTTTTCATAATACTGATTATGATTCCATGAGTGTCCATTTTCACCTGGAGTCCACTTTTCAGGTCCATTATTCTCAGGTTGTGCTTCATATAAATCTACACCGATAAGATGGAGATTAGGACAATTAGTTACTAAAAAACTATAATTCACTCCATCGTGAATTCCAAGTTCAGCTCCTTTAGTCCAACCATTTGTATTAATAAACCTTGCTAGAGTTTGCCATCTGTATGTGTTTCCGCCGTCGTGCCCACGATCACGTATTCTTCCCATAATAAGTCTCCATATAAAAATAAAGGGCAGATTTTCATCTACCCTATTATTTATTCAAGTTTTCAGTAAGCTTAAAATTTCGCTAGCATTACCTTTTTTGCTTCTTCGTGATAACCCATGCGAGCTAATTCTGCTGCGGCTCTTGCTCTACCAATTCTAAGTTGAGCTGCTACCATACCTCTACCAAACTTCTTTAATGCTTCCCAAATTGGATTTACTGCATAGTTCATTACTGCTGTGGCCATTATACCCACCCTTTCAAATTTTCGTTTGTTGTTTCTGAAGTGCGATTATATGAAGGATCACCGTTTGCAATTGCCCAAATATCACCTCTAGAAATACCCATATCATTGAGTTCTCTATTTGAAAGTGCTGATAATTGTTTGATTGTTTCGTTTCGAAGTTGTCTTTTTTTATAACTTCTTTTTAAATCGCGGAAGAAGTCTAGTACCGCATGAATATGCAGCGCGGATCCTGCTGCCAAGATTGCTTGTGTCATTTTACTCTCCTAATGTATGTAATATGTGTGATCCGGTCTCTAGCTAATACTAAAGTTTAACCCTTTTACACAATTATTTATTAGGAGATTTTGCAAAAACTAGGTAAAAACCGTTGACATTTTGTACAAGCAGAGTTGACGATTTGTCAACAGTGACAAATTGTCTTATGTTGGGTTATCAACCAATATAATATCAAATGCTGCTGTTACTCTTGCGTTATTTGAACGAACTGTTGCTCTAATATCAATGTCAGTTTTTTCCGGCATTTGAATTGGAACAGCAAACTCGTATGTATATTGTCCACCAACACCAGCAACCTCGGCAGTATGACCAATTCTAAATGCACCTACTCCGCCATAACGAACCATCATATCAATAGTTGCGTCAGCGTTAGCAGCACAAGTAGCTGTGCCTTTTGTTAGGTATGCTGTTTTACCAGCAGGAACTGTATAGATGGCCATTAGTGTTTGGCCTTTTAGAATATTAATTCTAAGAACTTCGGTTGGTGTACCCGTTGTTGTAGATACACGTACTTGAGTTTGGTTATCTTGAGAAGTGAATGCGCGATACACTCTTGCAAATGTTTGTGAACCAGTTCCGGCATTACCAGAAATTGTAATTGTTTCTTGAGCGTCTTCAAAATTTTCATCAAGCCCAATAATAGTTACAGTCATTCCATCATCCAATGCAGATAAAGATCCATTAGATGTTGTCGTCGAAATAGTTAAAGGGCCTGGTACGGCAAATGCAGTCCAAGGATAATAAGTATCACTCTTATCCCAAACTGAACCAACGCCTGGGTTTGTTGACATGAGAGGAACCGCGCCAAATTTATGGATTGCGGCCCAACCGTCTAATTCACCTGCGGCGATAGGAATGTTTGAAGCGATACCAAATGAGTTAATAATATTACCATCTTTATCCGATAGCATAAATGCTTCAAATAAAGTTTTATTATCTGGTAAATAAGCTTGGTTGTTTTTATTCCAAATTGCCATTACGGTGTTCCTTGACTAAATTTATAATCGTAATAATTTTTGCTTAATTCACTCCAAGGACCGTTTGCGTTAGAATCACTATAAATTTTTCCAACTGGTAAGACCTTTCTACATTTCACATATGTTTCTTGTGTATTACCGCCAGGAGGAGTAAAAGATCTAATTCCAGCAGTTACTGTTCCGTTAGCTCTGTAATACTCATCAACTTGACCAGCGTTAGGGTCGTCTTGAACCTTTGCGGCAGCATTTAGCAATGTTCCAAGAACTGGAGCATTATCATATTCCCATAC